GTTATCGACGGGGACGGCGTATATATATGTACCCTCCATAAATTTTTTCCCCTATTTTTTACAAAGGTATAGCATTCGCATAGCAATCGCATAGCAACCCTAATGCCATCGCATAGCACTGCTATTGCGACTGCATGTAAACCTTAGGTTTAGTTAGGACTATATCAGGTTTATATAAAAAAAAGGTTTACTTATATGGTTTATAAACCTTAGGTTTATATCACCTAAACAGAAAGAAAGGAATTATTATGGCTTATGAACCAAAAGACATGTCAGGCTCAATCTTCACTAATCAAGGCAAGAAAGCAGAAAACCACCCAGATTTTACGGGTTCATTCCGAATCAAAGGTGTTGATTACAATGTTGCAGGTTGGAAGAAGAAGTCTGCAAAGGGATTAGAATACGTAAGTTACAAGGTGGAAGAAAAGGTAGAGAAAGAAGAACCATTGCCATTTTAAATGCTAGTAACATGCAAAGGAAAGGAGTTTGAGCAATATGAACTCGATGAGATTGACGCTCTTGGAATTAAAGCAATCGAAAACTGGCGTGATGCAAAGATTGGCGATTGGATACGGACTCACGATAGTAAGGTTATTAAGGTCATTGGAAGGCGTGAGAAAAAGCTTGCTGGGAAGCGCAAATCGTTTTCTCTTATACGCACAGGTTATGGAGAAACCCCAACCTATCGTAAAAAAATCTACGCACTTAGACAGAAAGATTGGTCAGGCGAAGAGAACCTTACCAAAAGCTACGTTAAAGATGTCCCAGCTACACAGCTTCAAAAACAGTTCGCAGACTACATTTCCAAAAATGGAGAACTGGACAAGAACGGTAAGTTCAATACAGAGTCAATCATTAACGCCTACATGTACGCTTTCAGCGACAACAATCCGAGCCAAGCACTTAAAAGAGGTCTTAGAATTTTACGCAAAAAACACATCGTTGATAGGATTAACATGAACATAAGAGAAACGCTTATAGAGCATGGTATGGATGATGATTGGGTTGCAAGCCAATACAAAGACCTTGTAAGTTCAAGTACTGGCATTGCTAAGTTAAATGCGCTGAATCGTGTATCTGATATGCTTGGTCATTCTAAGAAAGAAAAACAAGAAAAGACTCAGAATATCATTATGATATCCGATGGGGACAAAAAGCTCTTAGCAGAAGCTAGGAAAGAATTGTCCGATAAGGATATCGGCAAATTGATGCACATAGTTAAGAATAAAGGAATAGATGGTGTTCTTGAAGCGCAAGATACCGAAGTTAACGATATCAGTTGAGATTGATGATTCGAAAGCTGGTATAATTAACCTTGATGGCAAAGATGTACTTGTGGAACCTAAACTAAACGAATTCATATTAAGCATACTTGAAGAGAATGACCATCTGTTATCACGTCTTGAATACTATGAGAAATATATAACTGGAGCAGGAGATGCGTAAGCTATACTCAACAGGGCAGGCAAAGTTTACAGATGGTAGTTCTCGTCTAAAAACTACACTAGGGAAAGTAAGAAAATGGAAAAAAAAGAAAAAAAAGGTGTCAACGAAGAAATTAAAGCGTTAATTTCATCTCGACTAGATAATGGTCAAAAGAAATACAAGCAAGATGTTCCTGTAAATGACCATAGAGAATATACAGAAGAAGCATTAGAGGAACTCCTTGATGCTTGTGTCTATCTCAGCGCTGAGATTTTACGTATAAAAAGGTTGAAGGAAGTTGCAACTAGAATACACAGTTGAAGAACGTCAAGCTTTGATGAAGAGGATGTATCTTGACATCTTCTTCTTTGCAAAGTTTATACTGGGCGACCCAGAGTTACCAATGCATTATCATGTACGTAGCAAGTCGCCACAATTCCACAAAGATATTGTTGCCAAACTATTAAAACTAAATGCAGGGGATAAGCTAGCTGTAGTTGCTCCTCGTGGTCATGCAAAGTCTACCTTAATCAATCTTATATACCCACTCCACAGGATTCTATTTGGAGAAGAAAAATTTGTTCTGTTGATATCTGAATCGGAGAAGCAGTCTAAGTTTTACCTTGAAACAATTGGTAATGAGATTGAGTTCAATGAGAAGCTTAAATACTTCTTTGGCGATAGACGTGGTCGTATCTGGGGTAAGGAAGAAAAAGAATTTATTGCAGGTTTTGATGAGAATGGCGCACCAAACAGTTATTGCAAAGTGCTTGTACGTGGTACAGGGCAAAAGGTTCGTGGTCTAAAGTACGGAGCATACAGACCAACGCTAACTATCATTGACGACGGTGAAGGCGAGCGTAATACAGCAACGCAAACACTGAGGGACCAATTTAGGTCTTGGTTGAATGGTGCTGTGGTCGCAGGTTCTCAAGATTCAAAGCTTATATTTATTGGAACTATTGTCGACGAAGAGTCGTACCTTAATCGAATAGCTGGTCCACTTGCCTTTGATAGAAATGGTAAGAAAAAGATTAAGGGATGGGACAGTATGTTCTTTCAAGCTATCCTGCAAGAGAACGATGCAGGGTTCTTTAGTGCAAGTGGTAAGGAAATTTTAGATAAAAAAGGTAAACCGAAGGTATTGTGGGAGGACTATAGACCTTACGACTGGCTTATCGCAGAAAGGGATAGACTTATATCTGAAGGTGATGTAGCTTATTTTTATCAAGAATATCAGAATATACCTATGGATGATAGCTTTAGGGTATTCAAGAAAGAAGATATAAACTATTGGGAAGGTCATTTTAGGAATGACAATGACTTTTCTGTTATTGAACAACATGTTGAGGATGAGATTTGGGAAATACCAGTAAATGTATTTATGGGTGTTGACCCTGCATCAAGTGAAAATATTAAAGCAGACTTTTCTGTAATTATGGTTATTGCTGTGGATGCAGAGAATAATATTTATATTATAGACTATCACAGAGGACAAATGGCTCCAATGACATTGGCTGATAAACTGTTCGAGATGATAGAGTTTTACAAACCAAAACTTATCAATATTGAGGAAACAGGTCATGTTATGTTATCGGACTACATGATGCGTGAGTCTAAGAAGAAAGGTAAGTTTTATAACATTACTCCTAAGAAAGCTATTAAAAGCAAGTTTTATAGGATTAAACAACTACAACCATACTTTGCAAGTGGCGCTATGTTCTTAAAAGAAAATCAATGGGAGCTTGAACAAGAGCTTTTAAATTTTAAAGAGCATGGCAGTTTTAAAAAGGATACCCTTGATGCATTGAGATGGGCTATTGATGATGTGTACGCACCTCGACATGGATACGATGAGGATGGCGTAGAATATCGTAGCACTTCTGGCTTTAAAGGTGTTGATTGGGAAACTGGTCAAACTATATTTGCATAGTATAGTTTTTTATAGGTAATATATACTAATATGATAAGTCTAAAAAATATACGTCTTGATGATTTGAGCGCATCAGACGTAAGTGATGAGTACGTTTATTATCAATCTTCAGCCGAAGAACATAAATATCAGATGGCAGAAGATGAAGAATTTTATTTAGGATTACAATTAACACAAGCTCAGAAAGATTATTTAATATCAGTTGGACAACCTCCTGAAGCTAATAATAAAATTAGACCTGCTGTGGAGCAAGTGCTTTCCAATGTTGCAGGTGCAAGTCCTGAATGGGACGTTCGTCCTGTTGGTAAGACAGATTCTGAAGTTGCCTTTGTATATAACAAACTTTTAGATAAGATTTGGTACGATTCTGATGGCGATAGACATTTCAGAAGTATAGTAAAAGATTTTACAGTCAAGGGTCTTGGGTATATGTATGTATATCCTGACTGGCAAGCAGAGCAAGGGCGTGGTGGTATTAAGATTAAAAGGATTGCTCCAGAAAATATTTATGTAGACCCAAATTGTACTGACCCATTCTTCAGAGATGCATCATCCATAATACTTTCAGATACTAGCACGAAGTCTGCTATGAAGGTTATGTTCCCTGATTACGCAGATGAGATTGAAGATGCTAATGAAGATTACAGGGATGATGATTATGCTACTGCTAAATACAATCGTGATGAGATTATCAGACGACCAGACGTTAATGACGATGGTCAACCAAAGGTCAGAAGGTATATACGTTGGTCTAAGGTAAATGAAGAGCAGGTATTATTAACAGATAATCTTACAGGTAGACAAAAGACATTTACTAAAGAAGAATATGATGACTTTAAAAAGTCAGAGAGATACAAGGCTTATGTAAAAGAGAATCAGGTAGATGAAGAAAAGATTTACGTAACCAGAGTTCGTGAAACATTTGTTGTTGGCGATGTAATGGTCTACGATATTGTACTACCTGTTGAAGATTATCCTATTGTT